GTCGAATGTTCTAACTCCATCAACTGTGATTCTACCATAGAAACGGTTGTTAACCATTTTCTTAGCGTATCTAGTCATGATACCCTTGATAGGTGTGAAGTTGAATGGGTTATACATTGTTGGAGTAAGTTGTAAAGGTACGTATGGTGCGTAGATATAACCTGTATCAAGAAGCGAAGTTCCTTTGTGTCCAATTAACACTTGGTTTGGTGGGAAGTAAGGGTCTCTGTAAACCTGGTATCTACCAGCAAGAGTTCCTACTCTTTCAATACCCATGTTGTATTGGTCTTGCTCAGGAGCTGCGTTTGAAACGTGGAAATATTCTAAGTCATCGAAAATCGCAGAGATTTCAGATGATACAACAATCCAGTTTGCACCGCCTCTTAAAGTTGATTTGTGGATTTGAGCTGAAAGCTGGTTGATTGCAGTAATCAATGTTTGGTTCCAGTCTTTCTGAGTGTAAGGTTGTGCACTTCCACCTAATCTCTTCCATCCGTTGTAATCCCATCTTAAGTTCCAAGCTGCACCTTTTCTAAGGTCTCTCAAGATTTCTCTATCGATTTCAGCCGCAACTTGCTCAGACAATAAAGCTGTTAATTCAGCTTCAGCGTCGATGTTGTGGAATGCTGCAACGTCTTGTGCCATTTCTGGTGACCATTGAGCTCTTAATTTTCTTTCTGTTACAGAAACTGTTACAGACATAAGGTCAAATGAAACCTCACCAATCTTATCTTCGAATTCCAAGTTCTTATATAATCTATAAGTTGCTGAGAACGCTGCGTTATCAGCAGTTGTAGATGAGAATGTAGAACCTGTGTAACCGTCCATAGAACCACCGCATGTGATACATACAGGAACTTGAAGGTCAATTTCAAGATAGATGTTACCAGCAACGTCACAGATGTTGTCGTATTGACCGCCATCAGTTAACGAACCTGGGAAATCCAATTGTGCGTTGTTATTACCGTATTGAACGATACCTTTACCATATCTTTGAGTTACAACTCTGAAAAGGTAAGGACCACCACCCGCTGTTGTTGGGTTTGCAGATACACCGTAGATAGTCAAATCAGACAAGAATGATTCTGTGTCGATTGGGTTACCATCAGGACCGATTAATTTACCTGCTCCGTCAGAAGCGAAACCACTCATGATAACAAGTACTTTTCTGTAGTTATCAGTAGCGTAAGCTGCTGGTTCAAGATTCAAAGTTGTGTTGTTCCACTGAGCTGTTACAACTGAAGTTATTGCAGAAGTTACAGATGTGAAAGAACCCTTTGAATAATCGAATAAACCTGGTGGGTCTAACGCTGGTTCGTTACCTTCATAAAATCTATCATAAAGGTCTCTACCGTTGTTATAGTTGTATCCTGCGTTTGGAGACGTTGGACCATCTGGTGCACCATATGGTGAATAGTGTTGATTAAGACCTGCTGGTGCAGCTGGGTCATAGCTCTGAATGTTTGGTACGAAGTAGAACAATTTACCGATTGGTAAGTTCATTGCTTGTACTGAAACGATGTCGTTAGCTAACAACTTAGAGAACACTCTTCTTACGATTGGAAATACAACAGTTTCAAATGCACCTGTATCAGATGTAGATGAAGCTTCGTTGATTAAATAAGAAGCTTGGTTTTCATAAAGTTGAGCTACGTTTTCTCTCATGTGACCTTTAAGACCCTCTAAGAATCCTAATTTGTCCCATTTTGTGATTGTGTCTTCTTTGATAACCTTAAGGTGCTTAAGACCGATGTTACCAACAAGACCTGATTCTAATAATGCTCCCATTTTGAGTATTTTTTAGTTTTTATTTATTTTTATTTTTTTTACCCCAACTTAGACATTAAGTCTTTCATTCTTAAGAATTGAGGATTTTCGTATGTTTTAGATTCAATTAAGTTTACTGCTGAACCTGATGATACAGTATTGTTGATTTTCTTTTCAACCGACTCATTGATAGATTTTGTTTCAGTTTTTGATAACTCATCTTTCATTGATTTATAAAGAGATTTTGATTCTTTTAAAGATTCAACATCGTCAAATCTTCTCAAGATGTTAATTTTCTCTTTCTTAGTAGTTGAATGTTCTGTGAACAATCTTGTAGCATATGCTAAGTTTGAATTGAAGATTGCAACTTC